TTATCCGTTTATGTTTTTTTGCAGGGTTTCCAGCGCGAAGTTGATATTCTCGCGGAGATATGCAAGATATTGAAGTATGCCGTCTATATCCCTGCTTGTGTTTCCCGTCTGCGCGGGGGGATTTTTGTCGATTTTCGGGGTCATTTTACACCTCGCTCATAATTGCGCACTCACGGAGCATACCCGTCAGTTTAACGTCGCCCCTGCCCTCAAGCCGCACCAAAAAACTGCTGCACCTCTGCACCCTGACGGGCACGGTAACCGTGGTGTCGCTGTCGGGGGTATGGGTGTACACCTGAATTCGGTCTTTGCCGTCCGTGCTGAGGTACACGCTCAGACCGGAGCCTGCCGCCATAGCCACCCGAAACAGAAGCTTTGTATAAGTCTTTTTGCTCAGGGTGTCCTCACAGAACGGTGCAAACTCCAGCATATACGTACTTTGGCTTCTGTCGGGCAGGTTATGTATGAACACACCCTGCGAGTGAAGCATATACATCATCCCGTCTATGCAGGCGTAAGCACGTGTATCCTCCGTAGATTCTTTGACCCAGATCTTGTGGAGCAGGTCAAAGGCGTACCGCACTCCGCCGGAGTCGGTCTGACCGCTGAGATAATATATCCTGCCGTCGGTGCCCGCGCAGGCAGAGCGGAGATGAAGCTCGCCCAGCGGTGCCGAAACAAGCTTGGGTGCCGTGCCCGAATAGGCGTATACCCCGTGTACGCCCTTGTAATAGAGCTGCTGACCGATTATCTGCAAAGACCGCTCACAGTCCTGCGCCACCCCCTCCATATTGTAATCGCTGACGTAGTATTGGGCGGGGGAGGTTCCCAGTATTTTGTGGAGCTTGTTCTCCTTGAAACAGCAGACACCGCCGCCGAAGGCACATACAGCCGTGAAGCCGTCCTCCGAGCCGAAGGTCATATTCCACGCGCCGTCTGTACCGCTGTGATCAAAAAAGCTGTCGGGCGCGCCTCTGCGTGATGCGTAGACGCGGTTTTCACTGCGGTTTATGCCCCACAGACGGTTGTCGCTTTCGCAGATAAAATCCAGATCGGGCAGGGGTTTGCGCACCGTCAGGCTGCCCTCGATCAGAGTATAGGCAATAGTCTCCACCGCGCCCTCAACGTAGGTATCGGACACACTTGCCTCAAACTCCCCTGCCGTCTGCTTAGTCTGCTCATCCCACAGGTATACGGTGATTTTGCGGGTGGGGGTGGTGCCCGTATCACCCGTATACACCGCGCCCATATAGAGCAAGGTCCCCCTGTCGAGGGCTTTTTCCGGGGTGAAGGTAACGTATCTGCCCCCTGCCTCAAGGGTGAGCGGGGTGCTGCCCGCCGCCTGCGCGGACAAGATACAGTAGTATTCGGCATCCCTGACGGCATTTTCGGCAAAGACCAGAGTGTTGGTCTGCGCCGTTATATCGGTAACGGTGACACCCCTTGCGTCCTTGATGCCAAAGGGCGTGCCCTCGATACTGACGGCGTCGCCTATTTGGAAGTTGCTCTCAAACAGCACGTCCGCGCCGTCGGTCTTGTACACATCGTAGGTAACAAGTGTGTCGGCACCGCGGTCAAGGTCGGTGTCCACCGAGGTTATCACGCAGTAATAGCCCTCGCGGTTATACAGACCCTCGTCGGGGTAATACTGAGGGTCGACAGCAAGCTCACCGTCGATGTTTATCAGCTTGTAGGGATTGCCCACTATACTGATCTCACCGTCGGCGGTTTTCTGCGGGATGACTATATCCCCCGCCTGCAGGTGCTCACCCGTGTTGTTGTAGCAGATATCCTTGAGACGGCGGTTTTTTTGCAGGTCCGTCCAGCCGCCCCGCTTAAAGCATCGCTCCAGCGCCTCTTTGTCGGTGCCGTAGGTGTAGGTGCAGGTGTAGGCAAAAGGCCCCGACAGCCCCGTGCGCTCGAATTTTTGGCTTTTGCCCGTCTGCACCGTCTCCCGCACGGGGGTCACGGTCAGCCCGCCGCTGTTCAGACGGGTGGGACTGCGGCTCAAATCTATCTGCATACTGCGCTCCATATACCACACGCTTCCGTCACGCAGGTCATAGGCTATCTTGTCGGGGAAGATGCACAGTCTGCGCCCCACCACGGCAAACTGTTTAATACCCGAAGTTACGGCGCACACGGGTACGCCGTCGCACATCAGCTGTTCGCCGTCCACCACGAACAGCCTGCCGTTATGCTCAAACATATCGGTGGGGTTGGCATACTCGGTCAGCTTTCGGCTGCCGCCGCACGCGGCAAGATGCGGAAAGGCGCGGGTGCTTATCCCCGCGCTGTCGCGCAGTGCCCCCTCGCCGGGGTTTTCACGCAGGTCAAGCCCGCCGAACTCTAATTGAGTGCGCTTGAGCTTGGTGATCTTGTTTGGCAAAACGGGCAGAAACATCAGCCTATCCTCCAATTGCCGCAGTTTTTGGGCAGGTTGTGCTGTCTGTGCCACTGTTTTGCCCGTTCAAGAGCGCCGTTGAACATCACGCTGTCGTTAAAATACAGATCGCTGTCCTGCTGTGCGTGGTCGATGCGGGCGCACAGATACAGATAATATATATTGTCAAAGGGTGGACTTACGCACAGCACGGCGTCCTCGGAAAGGTATCCGTCAAGAGGGTCAAGCTCCATAAAACACCGCAGCTGCCCCTCTATCTCCATAAGCCACTCCAGCTTGGTCTGCTTGTCTATGGCGTTGGGTCTGAGCCCGTCGGCTCGGTTGATTGCTTGGTTGGTAGTCAATTGTCGGTCTCCTTGTCGTTATTGGGTTTGTTGTCAAACACCCCTGCACGGTGCAGTATCACCAAAATCCTCACCGTATCACGGCTCAGGTCTATACTGCAGGGGGTCTTGCCGTCACCGCGGATGATACCCTTTGACATAAGCTCGGCTATAACGGCACGAAAACCGTCACTTTCGGGTACGTCGGTCAGGTATCGGTAGCGGTCGGGGGCGGCAGATGCAGCAGATGCGGGGGCGGCGGGGGCGCAAACACCCGAATATTCGGCTATTACCCGCGCTTCGGCGGCGGCAAGAGCGCGCAGATTGCTGTCATTTATCAGCCAGTTTGCGGCACGGCTGTTGGTATGAAAGCTGTGCTCAAGTATCACCCCAGGCACCCCGGCACGGGCACTGCCCCTGAGCACCCCGTAATAGTCTTTGCCCGAAGAGTTGGCTCTATGCTCTATCCGTGCGCTTTGGGATGTGCCCATCACCCGCTCCACCGTCTGAGCAAGGCGCAGACCCACTTCGTCAGCCTCGCCGCTTACCGGAACGTAGGCCACGGGATAGTCAATATCCTCGCGCACACCGTTGCCCGCCACGGCATTGGAATGCAAAGACAAAAACAGCCCACACCCCTCGGCGCGCCTGCCCCGCTCTGTCAGCGGCAGGTCAGACGATATATCCTCTCTGGTGCACACCGTCTGCACGCCCAATGCCTCAAGCTCCTCACACAGCAGCTCCTGAAGCCGCCACATCACCTCCGACTCGTAATAGTCGGGCAGGGCGGGGCTTTGGTTATATCTGCCCCAATGCCCTGCGTCAATGCATATCTTTGCCACTTTCGGTCTCCCCGAGCGCCCTCTGCGCCTGCTCAAGCCCCTGCAGGGCGCGGGATACCGATATGGCATCCACCCTGCCCTCGGTGACAATATAGGACACCGCCGAGACCAGCGACACAACCGCACCCGCAACGGCGGTGACGGTATCGGCGTCGCCGCCGACTGTTATGCTCACACCCATAAAGATGCCCGCCAGCGCCGTAAGAAATTTGCGGCTGAGCAGCTTTTTAAGGGTTTGTTTTATGATATTTTTCATCCTGTTTTTCTCCTCTCAGCTGACGATATCCCACCGAGACACGTCAGAATAAATATGTTCTATAAAACTGTTGCCGCCCAGCGCCTTGTACGCCTTGTAGGTGGTCAGAAAATTCTCCAGCTCGTACTGCCGTATCCTGCCCTCGTCGCGGTGTCTGTAATAGGTGCGGAGCATATCGGCGCGAAGCAGACACTTTTGCCCCTCCTCTATATGGTGCAGACCCAGCACCCATCTGCGCAGAGGGCGCACGAACATCACCGCCAGACCCAGTACCGCACTTATACCGGTGCAAATTTCGGTTATCATTGTCAGCATTGTCATAGGTCATACCCGTTTGGGTCTGCAAAAGCCGAAGCTTACCCGCCTCGGCTTTTGCAGAGGCGAGCCGTTACAGTCCCAGCTCTCTTGCGCGCCGGGCAAACTCACGTCTGCGCTCACCTGCGTACTCGGCGGCAGACACGTCCTGACGGGCCGACTGCTCAAGGATAAGTGCGAACTTGCGCTTGATCATAACGGGCACGCCGCGCTTTATGAGGCAGTTTTCGCCGTTGCAGGACACGAACACGTCGTCGCGGTAATCCTTGCCGTCCTTGAAGAGCTGTACCTCCACGTACTCCTCAAAATAAGGGTCGGGTGCGCACTCGGCAGGCTTGGGTCTCTGCACAAGCTCCTGCCTCAGCTCCTCTCTCAGCTGATTTTTTATCTGCTCAAGCTCGGATGAAGTGAGCCTGAGGGTAGTTTTTGTTTCGGACATTGATTGTTCCTCCTTGTTTGACTTTGGTGCGGAGGGGGCTTATTCCCCCTGCCGCGTTTTATGTGTGTCAGTTAGCGCCCAGATCGTTGAAGGTGGAGCAGCTCTCGATACGAACCATATACTCCTCCACCAGACGCTTTGCCGCACGTGTTGCCTTCCACTCATCTGTTGCTTGCAAACCTATCGCATTGTTGTTAAAATAAATCCATACAATCAATCTAAAACTCGTATATTGGAAGTGTTCCCTATGAAAGCTCCCACAAAAGAACAACTCCTGAATGATGTCATATCCGATCTTACCTGGAAAGAGATCGCCGAAAAATACGGATACAGTGACCCTCGATTCCTGAGAAAACTTGCAAACCGATATGATCTTCCCAAAAGAAGAGTTATTCTCAAACCCTCCGAAGAAACTCTGCGTAATCTCATACTCGTTGAGGGTATGACCCCACAGCAGGCAGCCGTACATCTGGGTTATGGAGAAGGCGGATGGTCCAACATCTACAAATATTGCCGCAATTATGGCATCACCTTTGATTATTCCATAAACCACGACCTGCGTTCTACCGACTTTTCGCAACGCCAAAAGGATATCTGTTTGGGTTCGCTTCTTGGAGATGCATATTTGAGGCCTTCGGGCAATAATGCCGCATTATCCTTTACTCACGGACAAAAACAACTTGATTACCTGCGTTGGAAATACGACGAGTTCTCAAATTTTGTTACTGCAAAAGAATTCTATTCGTGTCAAAACGAATTCAGAGGCAATCGTCCTACTTTCTCTTTTTCTACCGTATCCCATCCGTTTTTGGGCTGGGCACGCAAGCTTTGCTATCCGGAGGGGCGCAAAAAAGTGTCCTCGCTTTGGCTGTCTCAACTCTCTGCTCTGTCTCTTGCCGTATGGTACATGGACGATGGCTCTATCAATAAACGCTATAGAACTATCGTGTTATGCACTAATTCTTTTTCTGTTGAGGAGCAGCAATTGATCATTGAGTATTTCAAAAACTCCTGGGGCATAGAAGCCAAGTTAGAGCCCAGACGAAATGGGCAATTTGTTGTGAGAATAAATGCCTCCCGGTCAAAAGCGTTTCTGGATATTGTTGCTCCGCATATTCCTGATTGTATGAATTATAAACTTGGATAGGCGCCGACTCATTTCTGCGTCGGTCTCCGATTTCATTTTGTCCTGCTTTGTGCGGGACTTTTTGATTATATTCGGAGTACGGACTATCGCATCACGGTATCTCCGTGCCGCTTCATTTAGTCTCTCACGCTGTATTAAAACTTGCGCCTTGTTATCCGTCACCGGAACTTCAAGTCAATTAGAAGCGGTTTTAAGCGGGCTGGTGTACAATTTTAGGCAGCAATTGCCCGAGTGTAACCCGCTGTCCCTCTCTGATCAAGGGGATCGGCAGAGCCGGCAGAGCCCAGCTGCTTGACGATATGCTGCAGACCGCCGCCGCTGATCTCGGTTACGCCGTATGCGTTGTCACCGAAGATCAGCGTAGCGTAAACGTCTCTGCCTTTTGCGCCTGCCTCACCGGGATAGATGACCGCCTCGGCAGCCATGGTGCTTTCGGGAGTCTCGGCAACGGTCACCGATGCGCCGCCCGCGTTGCCTGCGGTGGCGTAGATTACGGTATACAGCTTGTCGTTGATGATGACACGTCTGCCCGACAGCGCGGTAGCCTGCGCCTCGTTGAGCTTTTCGTAGATGGTGATGGTCTTGCCCGAAACGCTCTTGACGGTCAGCTCTCTGTGACCGGAGGAGTCGCTGTGCTTGGTCGTCAGGTCGTTGGCGTGGAATATCTTGCCCTCGCTGGTCTCGATAAATCTGCAGCCTGCGATAGCGCCGATCTCGCCCGTGTAGATGTTCTTGGGGTCGGCGTACTGATGGGGGTACTTCCACTCGGGATCGTTTGTCAGGTCAAAAGAGCAGTCCTGATTGATGATAGCCACGTAGTAGCCGTCGATCTTTTCGGCGTTCATTGCCTTGAGATAGCGGACCACGCGCTTGATAAGGTCAACGGTCAGGTAGCAGTTGCCGCTGTCCTCACCGCCCGTCAGCTGATAGCGTGCGGTCTTGCCGCCTGCGTAGTGGACGTTGGTACCGCCGCACAGCACCTCGCGGGTGATGGTATCAAGCGTTCTGCCCGCCTGCGCGCCCAGCAGCTTGGTGGCCTGCACCAGATTGTTGTCGATAGCGGTCATCAGAAGCAGATCGGACAGCTCCACGAAGCCGCCGTACTGCTCAACGGTAGCGGAAACGGTGGTCATATTCAGCTTCTGTCCGTCGGGTGTGACGCCCTCGGTCAGCGCGGTAAGCAGCTTGGGCAGGGGGCTGTACTTGCGGAACTCCACCGTCTTGCCGCTGCCCTGGGGAATGGGAAGCTTCTGTGCAAATCTGTCGTGGATCAGCTTGGGCTCGGCGATATCAATAAGATAATCGCTGTAGTAGGTCCTCATCTCACCGCTCAGACCCTTGTCTGTGGTGACGTTGGTGTTGCCGTCAAAAACGGCAAGTGAAATTGCTTTGATTGTCAGTTTGTTCATTTGTTCTCCTTTTTTTGGGTTATCTTGTAAGTGTGATCTTCTCGCCTCTTGCGGCGCGTCGGGCGTAATCCGCCCTCTGCTCACGGCTGAGCGCCGAAACGTCCCTGCTCAGCGATACACCGCAGTTGGCGTAGATGCCGTTTTCGGGCACGCGGAGACCCCGGATGCGGATGTCCTCGGTTATTCTACGCTGCAGCTCCTCCTTGGCGCTCTCGGCGGCTTTTGCGGCAAGCTCCTCAAGATGCACCGCGCGGTAGGCCGTCTCAAGGGGCACTCCCGTGCGCAGCAGAGCCTCAAACAGCGGGTCTTTGAGCTCTGTGCCGAGATCGAACTCCGGGATGCGCTCCTTGAGCTTTTCCCCTTCTGCCTGCCGCAGCGCCTCGGACTGCCTCTGCGTTTCATCCTGTACGCGCCATTTCTCCTCCAAAAACTCCGTCAGCGCCGCAGGCTCGGCACTGTCTGCCCCGAAACGGGCGCAGACCAGCTCCGCCAGCGCGCGGTAGGCGTCTTTTGGGGTGTCTTTGTCTTTTTTCAGTCTCAGTGTTGTCATCGTTCTCCTTCCTTGTCTGTCACCAAAACTCCGTTTATATGAACCCTCACGTTGTCGGGGTAGCTGACCGCCACCTGACAAAGCCCTATGACCGCGGTCATAAAGGCGCTGCGCAGCGATTGGTCACCGACGGCTTTTATGTGAGCTTTTCCCCCTCCGGGCAAAAGCTCACCGTACCCCGTAAGCTTGTCCAGCTTTTTTACGTGCTCGGGATTGTTGCTTACCCACCCGACAAGCGCAAAGGTAAGTGCGGAAACGGCGGCGCAGACGATATCATTGCCCGGGCAATAAAGTGCGTGTCCCTCCAGCCTGAGCTCATACAGATCACGGTCGGTATTTACCGTTACGCTTATCATACCCTCCACCCCCTTTCGCTCAGTCTGCGGTGCGGGCGGTCTGCTCTGCAAGGGCGCGGAGACGCTCAAGAGCTTTTTCTTTGCCCTCAAACTCCATAAGCTCCAGCATAATGATGCCCTCACGCGCCTTTTCGGGTGAAAAGGCTCCCAGCTCAAACAGCTCCTTTGCCGTCTCGTTAAGAGACATACGGGAGAACGGATTGCGCCGCTCGGCGCTTACCTGCACGTCGAACACGGGACTTGCACAGCCGTCCTTCGGCGCGATCTGATCGCTGCAGAAGCTCCTGAACTCCCAGCCGTTTCTGCCCGTGATGCGAAAACAGCGGCGCTCGGTATAAAACTGTCTGATAAGCTCGATGCAGAGGTAGCATATTTTCACGTAGGCGCGGTATGCAGCCGCTATCATATCGCGGCTGTTTTTGCTGCCCGCTTCCTGTAATGCGGCTATTGCTGCCGCAGCGGTGACACCTTCGCCCGAAGACCCTGCGTTTACGTCGCGGTTGGCGCTGGTCTCCTTCATCTCGCGTATCTTCTGCTCGAGCACCTCCACGTACACCTTGTCCAGCGGCTCCAGCTTTATCTGCTTGAGTCGGTTTTCGTCCAGACTGCTGCCCTCCACGTGAACTATGGGTCTGCTCCAGTCCAGAAGCTCCTCCTCGTTGATGCCCGTATTGTTAAGTGCAAAATACCTGACCTTGGTAGCCATTACCGCCGTCTCAAGTATGTTTGCGCTGAGCTTGTCTATGTACATCTGGGGGTCTTTGCACACCGCCACGTAGCCGAAGCCCACGGGCGTGCCCTTTTCGGGGAACAGAGTATCCATTACCACGGGATACTGCCCGTGATCGTAAAAACCGCGCTCTCTGTATTCGGGGTCGTTCTCGGATGCGTACAGCAGGATATCCTCGCAGAACTTCATCAGATGCACCGTCTGTCTGCCGGATGCGGTGCGGCTTTTATAGTAGCAGTCCACCACCAGCACCTTGTCACGGTCGGCGGCGTGCGTACCTGCGCAGCCGTCTGTGCAGGCACCGCCTTTGAGCCTGCCTCCTGCGTGAGGATAGAGCCTCTCTACCGCGCTTTTTTCCCACATATCGGTGATAAACAGTCTGCGCGAGCGCTGAAGATCTCCCACTCCCGGCTCCCAGAATATATTGAGCAGGTCTATCATCCTGATGTCCACGTCCCCCAGACCCTGCTCCTTTTCGCTGTTCCAGAACACGCCGTAGGCGGCTGTGCCGTGCTTGAGCTTTTCCCACCAGTTGTCCGAATAGGTCTGCTCAAAATCGCACCGCTCCATAATAACGGGCAGTATCTCGCTGAGAAGCTGTGCGCTGCAAACGTCCCTTTCCTCTCTGGGCAGGACGTTTGCGTAGGGGTAGCTGTCCGAGGCGTCGGCGTGCTTGTTCATCAGGGTGTTGAACAGCCACGCCGAGGTGGGCTCGGGATGGGCTCCGCGGCTGCCCGTACCGATCACCTCCCAATGGCGGCGCTTGTACCACAGCTCATTTTCGATAATGCGGCTCTCAAGGGGCGCTTTTGCCTCCCTGTAGATACGAAAATCCTCCATAGCCGCCTTAAGCTCGTCGTTGCCCACGGGACGTACCCGGTTTTTGTGAGTCAGTTCCCTGACCGCGCCGCATACCCTTTCGGCGGGTGCGGCGCTTTTTGTTTTTTCGGTCATTTTGTCTCCTTGTCAATATTTTTTGTACCAATCGTAGCGCCCCAGCGGGGTATCCTCTCCGCTCAGGGGAGAATAGACGGGTACCCGTGCAGGGGTCGGTGCGGCTGCGATGGGGTTTTCCATACACACGTAGCGGCACTCGTCGTAGATGTGATCCTCGCCGTCGGAATCAATATCCTCCACACGGCTGTCGTCGTACACCAGCGAGGGCAAAGTGCGGATAAAATGTCGGCAGGTGGAAAAAACGTACAGCATCGGCACGCCGTTTGAGTCAAAGGCAAGTCTGTTGTGAAGCTGCATCTTTCCGTCTATCCTTGAGTGGTCGCCCTTGCCGAAATATACCCGTTCCCGCTCCATCAGATTGGCAATGCTCTCGGTACCGTCACTTCCCCAGATAGCCGGGTCTGCGACCCCGATGATGTTCCTGCTGCGCAGGTTTGGATCCTCGCTCTCGATGCGCTTTATCTCGCGGGCCACCGCCGCAGGCTCAAGTCTGACTCCCGTGTTTGGGGTATCGGTGCAGCCGTAATACTCGCGGATGCGGTACAGCCGTCTGTCGTGATCTATGGCGTACCACCCCACCGAAAAGGGTCTGCTGTACCCCCAGTCAAAGCCGCGGTATATCTTCCAGCTGTCGGGAACGGCAAATGGAGATATGACGTGGGTGTTTTTGCGGTCAATATAATGGTCGGGATCGTCACGCCATTCGGTGAACACCTGCCCCGAAAAGGTGTCCCAATCGCCGTAAAGCAGTGCCTTGCGCTCTGCCTCGGGCAGCGACGCCAGCCGCTGAACGTAATCGGGGTCGCTTCTGAGCAGGGCGGGGTTGTCAAATACCGACGAGGGCACGAAGATTCGCTTCTGCTCCCGCTCCACCTCTTTTCCCGACGGCTCACGCCATCTGACCGTCCGGCAGATGGGTGTCATAGGGGGTGCGGCGGTGATGAACCGTTCCTTTACCCATCCGTGTCCCACGCCGCCGGGGTTGGCGGTGGCGCGGATATAGCAGCGGGTGCCCGCACCGTTGGGGCGGTTTCGTGAAAACAGATAGCTGTACTCTTCAAAGGTGAAGTGGGTCAGCTCGTCAAATGCGATAAAATCGTATGCCTGCCCCTGGTATTTGACACGGTCTTTGGTGTGCTGCATGGTGCCGAAGATTATCTTTGCGCCGCTTTTGAAGGTCCAGGTATGGGAGGATGCGTTGTATCTGGCATCGGGAAAGGCGCGTGGGTAGTAGTTGAGGGTCTTGTCGATAAGCTCACCCATCTGCGGAAAGGTCTTGCGCAGTATCAGCGCTTTGTAGTGAGGGATATGTACCTGCCGCAGAGCCTCGATGACCAGCGCGTCGCTTTTGCCGCCCCCTGCCGCACCGCCGTAGAGCGCTTCGTATTCGGGCCGCGCCATAAACACCGCCTGCTGTTTCTGAGGCGTCCATATACGGACGGGAGCAGGCGTATATATACGGGCGGTCTTTTGCGACGGGGAAGAGAGGGAAGAAACACCCGAAAGCTCAAGGCTTTGTGCTCTCCCGTCAGCCAAAGAGCCCACATCCGTCCCCGTCGGAATCAATGTCGGGCAGGATTATGACCCCCGCTCTGTCCTCGTCACCTGAGTCCTCACGCACCTTGACCTGCCAGCGCTCGGGCAGACGGTTCATCAGATAAAACCGCTGTGCCATAATGCTTGCGGGCACGTGTATCTCGTCGGGAACCTCCGCCATCTCCTCCCACTCACGCACCTTCTTGCCCGTTTGCGGGTCGTACTCGGTGTGCTTGAGCTTGACCTGCTTTTTTACGGTGGTGACGTAGCCCGTGCAGGCGTTGAACAGCGCCTGCTCCACCCTCTGCTCGTCGGTAAGAGTACCCTCATCAGACCCCTCGTAAGCGCGAAGCAGGGGCAAAAACTCCTCCCTGCCCTCTCTTGCCTGCCTGAGATACTTGCGCAGGGTCGGCTGTGAGATGCCCAGCGCCTCGGACACCTGACGTGCCGTAGCTCCCTGCCGCCGCAGACCCAAAACAGTCTGAATACGGGGCTCTATCCTGCTTCTGTAGGTCTTGTCCGCCGCCATCAGCTGTCCTCTGCCGCCGAAAAGCTCCCCGATGCAGACCCGCCGGCGGCGCCCCCGCTCTCCCCGCTCTCCGTGCTCTCCCCGCTCTCCGCTCTTACGGCGGCGATAACATATCCGTCCTCATCTCTGCGGGTCATAATAACGTAGCGCTCACCGTCCAGTCTGACGGGCGGTATTCTGACCTCAAATCCGTGCTCGGTCTTGTTGCCGCAGTGTACTATCACCTGCGCCACTATCCCGTCCAGCGCCCGCGACAGCTCAAGAGCACCCTTTTGGGTATCCTCAAGCTCCCTGCTGAGCCTGCCGAGCTTTTTCATAAGCTGTTTTTCTCTCTCGGTGTGAGAGGTTTTTTTAACCTTGTGCGACAT